TACTTTTGGATAGAAGACAATAAAGTCTCCTCTTCCATAGCAGACTCGACATCAATTCTTCTTTGCTGTTCTTCATAAGACAGTTTATCCCAAAGCATGCATACTCCTTATGTTGGAAAAAGAATACTACCCAGTTTCCTGAGTAGTATTCGGGGGTTCACGCTGAGAGGGCGTGCGCGTGATTCATTAGATCAGTTCCAAAGTGTTCTCAAAGATCTTACTCTTCAGAGAACCAGAGGTTCCGAACATGTTTGTATGTAGTCGATTCTCTCGACGTTGTGCATCGGTACGACCACGCGTTGGCATGGTGTGCTCGACAAAGAAAGTGATAGAGTTGAAGGCGTTCCACAGGTTGTTACCTGCAACGTTAGCTTCAATCTCAAATCTATTCTCCCACTTCAAAGTGGTTTCAATCATCTTCTTTACATCACGATCAGCAGAATCATCGTTGATCTGAGTAAAGTATTTGTTGTACATTAGAGAGTAGTAATCTCTCAACGTGTCACGAGTCATGCCTTGATTGGCAAGGCATAGAACCTTGCGTTCAAAGGTACGGCTATCTTGTTTAGCAGCAGCAATGGCATCGTACAAATCAGCCAGCTTGTCTTCCATGTTACCCTTGTGGGCAATACGGTAAGCATTGGGTTGATCCATAGCAATACGCAAAGTGTTAGCACACACAACACGGATACCAGTTGGGATAGCATTGAATGCCATCAAACCATCGTGTCCGTTGGCAAGCAACAGATACTCATTGGTTACATCATCAGTGTGCTGTGTAGAAAACTCATTGAACTTAATCAAGAAGTAAGTACGAGCACCATTGCGAAGACTGCCAGCAGTCTCCACCTTGGTATCATTACCAGCCACGGCGTAAGCCAGCTCGGCTACGTCGATGTTCTGGATACGTTTGTAGTTGGTGCCAACCCAACCAAGCACATCACCAGTATCCTCACGGATGTTGGCTACTTTATCTGTGGTAACAGTGGTACGCTCACTACCGCCGTGCATATAATTACAGCCAATACTGTGCGAAGGGATGACTCGCCAATCCAAGCCAGCAAGTCTAAGCGCATCGTAAGGACTAGGGGCATCAGCCACAACAGTACCCATGCCATGCCAAGCGGAACTGCCAGCATACATAGCAGAATCATTTTCATACATTTCATGCACGATTTGTTTCCTCATCTTTCAGTTTGTCCAAGTGTGGTTTAAGATACGGGAAAAGATACTTGGCAAATCTTTCCATCTCTTCATCATTCATCATCCAGTCTTCAATGACTGACATGCATTCATCACGAATGTCATCATCTTCTGGAATAGCAAGATCAATATAATTCATTATTCATCCTCTATATTATAAGGGTTATAGTCTAGTCTGTCAACTTCTTCTTGAAAGATAATATTATTTTCATCCATATCATCAGGATCATATTCATGTGTATCATCTTCAAGATCATACCAGTCATCGTCAGGCATGGTGCACATTATACTTCCTTTCAGGTTAAGGTTGTGTTAATTATTTTATTTTTTACCAGAATGTATTACGCTGAACATAAATAGCAGTGAACCCGCTCGGTAAATCTTCACGGTTTTTCTTTGCCCGCTCTTCACACTTATCCAACTCAGATTCCGTAAGAAGCAGGTGTTTGATTTTACCCACCTCATCCACGCAGGTAGCATAGTAATACACTTTGTTAGCAGATTGGTGAGCATTCTTATTCTCAACTTTCATTCATTATCTCCATGATTGTGTTGCATCTTGTCCCAGTGTTCTTCTTCTAGGATTTGATACGACTCATAGTGGTATTGCAAACGATCAATCAAATGGGGGATATCAATAGCACGCACCTTAGGTACGTCTTCTTCTCCCCGACAGAATCGAAAGTCTTCGCATGATCCATGCTTGACAGTTGATTCATCCAACGTAAGGTAGTGCCAGCTTCTCATTCTGGCAACCACCCTGCAAGTCGCATGCCGGGCTCTTTGAAGAACCACTCATTGAACTCAATGTTCCAGTCACGCTCTTCAATGATCTCTACAATCTTATCGTAGATCTCGTAGGGTGGACCCCATGGAGTATCATAGCTACCGTCAAGGTGGATCCACTCCTTACCATCCCACTCTTCCGTGTACACACTAAGAGCATAGTCAGTCATCTCCCACTTGCAACCCCAAGCAGCACGTTGAGCTTCGATTTGATTCCAATTGGTATCATCTTGCTCATACTCACTGATAGGCGAGATCTTTTCATACACAAAGCGATACCGAGTTGGCTCGCTTGGATCTTGTTCACAGTATTCAGCAAGGAAGTCTTCCATATCAGACTTCCTACCACTCATACTAACGTCATTCATACACCAGTTAGGCATTTGTTCTCCATCTGCACAGTAGACTGCGCGGTTATGTGGCATTATTAGTTCCTGTTCTTTGTTCATGTCATGTTGCATGTTGATATCCAGCCATTGATCAGGCGTGATATCCTCATAATTATACAACATGCTTAGCTTCTTCCCAATAAATATGTTTGATCTCACTGTCATAAGAATCCCAATGTTCTTCTTCTGACCAATCAAAGGGTTCAAAGTCCCCGGATCGAATGCCCTCAAGAAGTTCATCTTTATTCTTATAGCCGCATTTGTCAAGTGTTTCTTGTGAGAATGTAAACTGTACAGTCTCATAGTATACAGTAGTTACTTCAACTTCAATCGTAAATGTATCGGACATTAAAATTCTCCATCATTTCATAGTCCATAAAAGTATCATAACCAAGCTGATCACCAGCTCCGAATAAGGAGGCAGGTTCATTAAACTTGATGTCAGGCTGATCGAACACGGGTTGCGTTGAGCAGCCAAAGAGAAAAAACAATAACAATCTACTCCCCATCACTTTGTCTAAACCTTTCGTTACAAGCATTGGCTTCAGCCTTCAGCTCTTCTGATTTTTGTTTAAGACTGTGCGTCCAAAGTTTAGATTGGAATCTACCCACTGTCTCTGCAATATCTATATCTTCATAGACTGCAAACTCTTGACTCCAATTCAAGACATTGCCTGCCTCAGTACAATGAAAGACCATAGTCTCTGGTCCATTAAGATCAATCTTACTAACCAAGAAGTAGTGTCCTTCAATAAGGTGAACTTCTTGTTTAATAATATGATCTGCCTCAAGAGTACAGTCGTACCTAAATGTCGTAGTCTCCATCACGGAGTCTCCTTTTCTGTTGTTGTCTGTTAGACCTACGTTGTTCTCCACCCCAAGTCTTGGACTTAGGACGGCGGTATTCCCCATCCGAATCAATACGGCGGGGAAACTTCGGCTTCTTCCTCTGTCTCCTCTCCATTGTGATACTCTCTTTCTACCTGACAGTAGTTCAGGTAAGATGTAACGGACAATGAACGCATAATAGTACGGCATTGTTCCAATGCTTTGTCTAGGAATTCACCATTGATTACAATCTCATAGCGTTTGAAAGCATCGTCATAGTTTTGTTGATAGCCATACTTTCTAGTCACATTAATATTGTATGATGTAATAGTTTGACACCAAGCCTTGCTAGCCATAGTGTCTACAAAGTATGCAACCTTTGTGCCACTGTTCTCACCATCATACTTGTGAGTAGCGTCGATATCAAGAGTCAGTTTCCACGGCCTCATTGTTGTCTCCATAAAAATCTTCACATTGAATGTCATCGAAATCGTCTTCGATTGGGTACATGTTATCTCCTTGTGACCACAGTAGCCACACTAAATACCCCCAAAAACAAAAATAAAACACTAGCAACTCAAGTGTTGATCACTCAAGTTACTAGTGTTTCCACAATTACCTTGTTGAATGCTGTGTTTTGGTAGCAGGTCCCAGCGTACCTGTTTGGGGGTTAATCATGCACTATACCAGCCCCATAGTCTGTTATGCGTTGGTTGAGCATGTCGCATCCCTGCTACTACCGGAGGGTATAATTTTCAACCCAGCATAGGCAGATTCAGTTGTCTATTATTATGCGTTGATTTAGCAGACGCATCCCTGCTGCCTACCTCTTTACACCTGTAGGGCAAGGCGTTGATAACAGCACACATGTTGACGCGAACATGGCCTATGTCCGGGTGATAATGTTACCAAATGGTTTGTGTGTGTTGATTTAGCAGACACACCCCTGCTGCCTACCTTCTTACGCCTGTAAGGCATAGGGCGTTACTATACTACCCAGCGAAGCCCGGTCTGATAGTAAATAGACAATCCGCACTGTCCCAAGGGTGGGCATCTTGTCTAATAGTTTAGTCCCTAGTACAATCGGGTGCAAAGCCCTCCTAGGGTAATGCTAGTCTGTCCCGCAAAGACATAGGGGCGGCTGACAGATATAACATTAGTAGTTTGTATGCGTTGATAGAACCGGTGTAGCAGACGCATCCCTGCTGTATAGTTTGGTGCCGGTGGGGTTTCTTGATTACCCACAACGTTTCAGGAACAGATCAAGTCGCGATCCCTACTTTGTACCACCTACACGAGCCTGACTAAGGCTGACTCATCCGATTGGACTCTGCCAGAGAGGTCACTCTCTTGGTAGTTGTGCGTTACTCCTCTGTTAAAGAGTTATTCCGCCACGGCTAGTCACTAGTTAATTAGGCTAGTGAAGTAGTTTATTACTTACTGTTGCGTAAGTATGAGTTCAGTTGTTTACGCCAGTCACCAGACAAGTTGATTGTCCGTACCACATGGCGACCACGAGGACGCAGTTTCTTACCACGCCACTTCAAGTTGTTGTATACAGTTGGTTGACTACATCCTAAACATGCTGCTACCTGTGTAGTTGATAGACCCATGTTGTAATAGAGATAGTCTACCCGTGCATCTGACAGTGTTGACTCAGGCATTGGCCCTCCGATCTACCTCTGCTTGCACAGCGGCTTTCTTGTCTTCACTGACATGCTCCATCGACAGGATGTTTGCCAGCACGGCATCGTCCATTGTGGAGTAGTCCTTCATCTTCTTCACTGCTTTTTCCAGTGAGATTCCATGTGCTTCGCACACTTGCTTGGCTACCTGTTGCTTGGCTCCAGTTGGACCACAAGCAATACCTTTTACCACAGCAGCCTTGCCTTCAGCCACCATAGCCTCGTATTTGGATCGAGTATCCATGACATTCACCTTCATGTTTTTCTCCTATGAAGTTGACTTGACCCCCACCGGCCCATCCGGGCGGGTCGCCTAGGACGCTGGATATCCCGGGTGTCTTTGCGGGGGGGCCCGCTTGCGGGAGGATCCGCCCCGGGATTCCTGCGTCCGTAGATAACCACGAACCAGACCACACTACCCACGTTACCACCACAGTTATTAGAACCTAGGAGTTATATCTAGCGTACTAGTATATCAGTTGGCAAATAGGGTACTAGCACGTTAGCACTAGTACCCCAGAAGAGCGAGGGTTCAGATCAGAAGACGATCTGTTCCAACTCACTCAGGCAGAGATCACCCTTGCCCAAGATCGGACGATTGTGCAAGCGAAGCACATCGTTGATCTCAAACTTGGTGTGAACCTCCACGAAAGCGTCATTGACCAGTTCAACAGTCCGCTTCACATCTCCAACAGTGGAGCCAAAGGAGTCATGGATGTCAGCCCATGGCATACCCAGCCCGACACGGGCAAGGTTCACCATGTGAACAAGGCAAGCATCCAGCGAGTGAATCAAGTTGGGGAGAGCCCCAGCAGCACCACCCATCTGGTCCAGTTTGAGAGACAGGACCTTCATGGACTTGCGTACTCCGCCAGACTGGAAGGACACAGTGTGTGTATCCTCCATGACTTTCCAAGGGGAAAGTTCAATGTACAAGTCGAGTGGTGTAACCCAAGCGAACGTTGTACCGTGCCTGTTGAAGTGCGACAATGCAGCACCCTTGATTGAAGAGATGAGTTCCTTGACTGCAGGACAGAGCGTGAACAATGCCTCTTGAAACTCACGAGCAAAGGTGAGTGCGGCATACATAGCCTTCTCACCAGTCCGACCATTCAACCACTCAGCCATGATTGAATCAGGATTGAAGTTGACATCAGCACCTTGCTTCAGTGCTTGCTTCACATCCTTGAACCGTGTGGCAATCACAGGTTCACCGGACTTGTCCATGTACTCTGCCTTGCCATCGTACCCGAGGTACGAGAGAGCCAGTGCCTCAGCAGTAGAGGCATAGCCCGTCAGCATGACAGTTGGCTTGGCGAGCTCAGCACGCACGACACCACGGTCATGGTCAGCCAAGAACACACCGACCGCTGTTCCCTGTTCGCACAGGAAGTCAGTGGCAGCCATGTACAAGTCACTACGAGTGCCAGCCGTGAGGTTGACAAGACTGCCCAGATCACGGTCACGCGTCAACGCAGCCATGTGCTGGAAGCCCGAGCAAGTAGCATCCTGCTGCACGATGTACGCAGACTTGCCCGTCGTAGCAATCTCCTTGAGGCACAAGGCTGCACGGATCACACCGGCAGTCTTCTTCCCATGTGCTTTGTCTGCAAGGAGAGACTTTGCATTCTTCAGGATCTTGGCGTAGTTGTCCCAGTTGACCTCGTACTCTTCCTCCAACACACCCATCAGCATGTTGTAGTTGTCACTGCACAATCCAACAGGAGTCTCGTAGCCAAAGTCGACCATGGCACGAACGTTCTGGTTGGCCTGCGGAGACAGGCTGCCATAGTGATTCGTGTAGATACGACCACGGAAATCCATGAAGCAATCAAGGTAGAAGATACCATCGTTGTCAGTGACAACACGAATTGCTTCTTCGCTTTCCCACTCTTCGAGCAGTCCAGCATCCATGAGCAGTCCAAGCATGTCAGTGTTCACCCGGTAAGGGGTAGCCTGAGCCCATGCGAGAGACTCACAATAGGCATCAGGCACACGGACATGGAGGTTCTTGGACACAAGAGCACGGCGTTCAGCCAGCTCAGGGGGATTGAAGAGCACACGGCCCTCACGGCGTTCCTCAGGACTTGTCAGCCCGTTAGTTACCATGGTGGCAAACAGTGCACGCTCAGCATAGGACGGATCCTTACTGAACTTGTCATCAGCAAAGAGCATCACCGTTTTACGCAGAGCGTTCACGATGTAAGCCTTGCTGCGACCATCCCACAACATGTTCTTGATCTCCGTGGTGACAGAGATCCCACACTCATTCTCCACACGGGAGATGAGGTCAGTCATCCACTTTTGCATAGTCTGCATAGTAGATTCCTTTCAAGAATATAATTATTACTTACCCAGTAACAAGGGCCAGCACCACCATGGTGCCGAAGGCGACCTGCCTCTTGCCGGAGACAGGTCACGAGGAGAAAGTAAACCTATTGTGTCATTATACGACACAGGTAAAGGATGACACTAGGTTTCCCCAGTGCCATCCGTTCTCTTCAACTCTCCGCAGATGGTTGCCATTTCCATGGCTTAACAATGATGTGAGATTCGCAACTCATTTCATAAACCTTCTCTCAATCGACGAATTGTTTCAGTAACAATTTCATCATCAGTCATCTTGTAAGCGTCAACCTTAGCACGAAGACAGTTAACTTCAATCTTCAAACTACGATTCTTGACCTCAAGCTCTCTGATCCTAGCAAGATAAGCAGACTTATCTTTCCTAAGTTCTTGAAGCTCAACGACTTCATTGTGATACAACTTATCAGCCATTAGAATTCA